TACCGAATTCAGTCCTTTTTTTGTTGACGAAAACGCCCTTGTCGATGGTTACGGATGGGACTTCAACGAATATCCGGCATTAAAAGTTAGGGCGGGGCGAAGCAACTACGGAACAAGCGGATCCGCAACGACTCGCCTATTAACCAACTTTGGGAACGTGCATCTTGTCCGCGCAGTCGGTACAGCTTTGCAGTACAACAGCTCAGGAACGACATGGACGGCAATCGCGGGAACATGGACGAATACGGATTGGGATGCTTGCAACTTCGATATAAGCGGACCGGCGCTCATTCTAACGAACGGAACGGACACACCGCAGTATTGGAACGGTTCAGCACTGGCAAGCCTTACACAGATGCCTGAGGGCTTGTACGTGGCCGCTGACAACCGCAGGGTGTATACAGCAGGAGTTACAGGTAGTACGGATGTGGTTTATTATTGCGCGTTCCAGGATGCGACGGACTGGACGACCGCAGAGAATAGCGGCGCGGTACAATTCTATACCGACAACGGCGGTCCGGTAACTGGTTTAAAGTCATTCGCAGGGCAAATATGGTGTTTCAAGAAAGATGCCTACTGTCTTATTTTCCATACCGGGGATTCACGCGCAACGCATCGACTTGTTGAAGGTTCGAATGATATTGGGTGCGTGTCCTATAAGACCATTGTCGAGGTCGGCCAATACCTCATGTGGCTGGGTGAAACGGATGTTTATATCGGCGCTGGAGGTTCAGCTCAACCGGTCGGCAAAAAGATTTTGGGATTCCTCAACACTATCAATACGGCTTCAGTCGCAAATGCTTTCGCATTCTCCGATGACGAGCGGTATTACCTTTGCATACCGACCGGATCAAACACGCAACCGGATACTTGTTTGGTGTATGATACGCGCTTTAGTCAATGGTTGCCGTATTCGATTACGTTGGGTTCGTTAAGGTTCGGCGCGCAGCTGAATAACATCTCTTACGCCGGCGATGTGAACGGCCAGACATTCAAGATGAATGACGGCACAACGGACGCGGGAACGGTTATAAGTTGGAGCGTAGAATCACGGCCATATGATGATGGCGTGAAAGAGGCGGAGAAAGAGTTATACGCGATGCACCTACAAGGCTTGTTCCCGACCGGCACAACCTTAACCGTAGAAGTCTCACCGGATGAAACAGGCTCGACCTGGTATGACATTGATTACGATCCAACAACGGCAAGCAGCGCGACGCAGAATCGAAACTTGCTTATTCCGTTAGACACCGTTCCGCTTTGCAACTTCTACAGTTACCGTCTAAGCGGCAGCGGACCGGCTACAATTCAAGAGATTCAGCGAATGAGCAGAATACAACCCGTCCAGTATTAAGGAGGTTTCATATGCCAGTTCCAACATTTACGGGGTTAGGACCTAAACCGGAATATAACGACATTGTAAATAAAATAAACACGTTAGTTGCAGAACTAACAAACTTGATGCTTAACATGGACTCGCTGAATGTGGTTGAATTAATAGCCGATCACATTTCAGCCGGAACCATTACAGGATCGACAATTCAAAGCACAGACGGCGCATTTCCGAGAATTGAACTGAGCAGCACATCAAACATACTCAGCGCAGAAGGAAGCGCCACAACAAGCATAAGCATTCACGCTGACCTCAGCGGAACACCAACCTTGCGGTTTATAGATGGTTCAGACGTAGCGCTTGTATTATTATCTACGGGTGTTTTCGGGATAACGACACTTAACAATGCAGATGTTACGATATCGCCTACGGGAAACACAAACATCTTTGCAGGTACGGGAAAGCAGGTTGTGTTCGAGGATTGGGATAAAATATTTAGTTCCGGTGATTCTCAAACCCTTCAAGCCGCGCTTAATGCAAAGGCTAACGGAAGCGGAGTAAGTGGAACTGTCTATGTCGCTTCCACAAGCGGCGGATCACCAACAACACCAATAACGTTCACAAATGGTGTTCGTACTTCATAAAAAAATGTTGACAAGGTATATAAAAGGTATATACTAAAGACATACCCCGATGAAAGGGAGTGTGTCGGACTGCGGAAAACGACAATAAATATTCCTCCAGAGATTGACAAAATCGTCCGAGAGTATCAAGATAAAAATGGAATTACATCATGGACGGCAGCATTATACGAACTAGCAAGAAAAGGATTTGAACAAAGCAATAAATAAACCAAATAGAGGTGCAAAATGAAAAAGTCCGGTTTCATTTTATCGTTGTTATTGCTTTTAAGCATTGGCCTTTCCTCCATTTCTTACGCTGACAGCTCGACGATCGTAAGTTCTCCTGCTCTAACGAGGATTGAAAGCAAAATAAAATTGTTCGAGTTTGAGAGAAAAGTGTGCTTGCAGGAATTGGCGTTCTACAACGATCAAAAGAACATCATGAGCGACGCGGAACGAGAGAAAGAAATTGATATATTCTCTAACGGTTTAGCCGAAGCGCAAACGAAGATTAACTACTGGAAAGCGCAAAAAGCCAAAGTCTTAGCGGCACAATGATTCTTGAACGTCTAAAACGGGTATGATATGCTTACAATAACAAAAGAGAGCGTCGGCCAACGCTCTCCCTGTACAGTAATTTTGGTGGTACGCCCTCCAAAGTCTATCGGAGATTGTAACCCGTCAGGCCTCAACCTGTGGCGGGTTACTTTCGTTTATCGATGTAAGTCAGAAGCGCGATAAGAAAACTACCGAACGCCAGCAGGACTACAATCGTTTGGAAAGTATCCATGGCATCCCTCCTTTCCGGAGGGAACCATACCACCACAAATTGTGCTGTACGAATCTATTATAATCCAAAGCTTACCAACTCGGTAGGCTTTTTCTATTTCCATCGAAAGCGAGGGAATCCCATTGGCTATATCATCCGGTTATGATTACTCTGTGAGAAAAGGGCTTAACGATAAGGGAATCGATAACTCACGAATCAGCTTCAATCCTAATACTCAATCCGTCTCCGTGGATGGTAGAGACTTCATGAAGGGCAATAAAATCTATAACGGAACCTCATATACGAATCAACAAGGGTTTAATTCGGCATGGGACGCTTACAACAAGCCTCAACCGAACACGTACGGCGGCATGGGTGCTTTCGGAATAGGCGCGGGCGGCAATGGAATAAGAACAGGTGCAGGTGGAGCTGGCATTGGTTCTACTACTGCACAAGGGATTCCAAGCTATCAACCTCCAAAGGAGCAAGCGCAGCCGCAACAACAACCGCAAACCAACACATACACGCCGCAGATTGATTCACTCATTGCCACTCTCATGCAGCAAGCGCAGAGCCAACAGCAAGTGGATCCTTATTCCACCCCGGAATATGCAGCCTATGCCGCTCAATCAGCACGACGCGCTAATGAAGGCATACGAGCCGCGCAAGAGGCTTTAGGTTCGGCAGGGTTCGGACGCTCTACGGCGCTTGGAGAACGCGCTCAGGGCATACAGAACCAAGAGAATGAATATCTGAACACCCAAGTAATACCGCAACTTATAGCGGCAGAGCAAGCCCGTAGACAGCAGCAGTTTGGTAACTTGTCGAGTCTGCTTAATCCGCTTATCGGGCAGCAAGGATTTGTATCGAGCGAAGATCAACGAGCGATTGTTAATCGCTTGAACGAGAAGAACGCAAACCTTAATGCAGCGCTCCAAGTCGGAAATGCTACAGGCAAACTTATTAACCCGCAAGATGAGTATTCCGGTCTGTTCAGACAAGCGGCCAATCCAAATACACCGCTTAATATGGCCGGCCAGAATCAGCAGTTGAACACAACGCAAACAATGGCGAGTCTAACCGGAATGATGCCGGACGGAAAAGGCGGATTCACACCAACAACAGCCGAACAGCAGCGACAGCTTGGAAACCTCTGGACCGTAGCAGAGCAAACCGGAACCATACCGGACGAACTCGCAAACCTGTACGGCTTACCGAAGGGTACGCAGACGCAAGCGGCGAAGCAATTCGCGCAGAACTTAGGATTACAGCAGGACCAAAATTCCCTTGCTGCAGACAAATTCCAGTACGATCAATTGAAGGATCAGGCAGCGGCAGAATCAGGAACGAAAGCAACACCAGCGCAGGTAAAGCAAATACTGCAAAACTACCAGTTAACCGGGCAAGATTCAGAAGGCAAAGCATACAAGTATATACCAGGACCCGGAAAGCCAGCTAGAAAGGATTGGGTAAAGAGTACTGTTCAATCCATGGTTAACTCTGGATACGATAATAGCACGATTGAGCAGGTGCTACGATCGGCAGGTATTAGTTCTGAGGAAGAAGACTCTATATACGGGGGAAAGTAGGTACCGGGACGGTTGACCTATCCAAAGGCGTAGCAGGTAATGCTTCAACCATCGACGGTTACGCCAAGCAATACGGAGTGGACCCGGCACTTGTTAAAGCGGTTATCCAACATGAAACAGGGAATATGAGCAGTTCTGCCGCTAAGAACAAGAACAATTTTGGCGGCATTATGGGTAAAGGCGGTTTACGATCATATGAAACATCGGATGCGGGAATTGAAGCGGTTGCTAAACTACTTGCTTCGCCGCGATACAAAGGCAAGTCTATCGCGCAAATTGGTTCGATTTATGCGCCTGTAGGCGCTTCGAATGACCCGAACAATCTTAATTCCAACTGGGTTAAAGCAGTAACAAGCCTGTACAACCAATACAAAGGGGGATAAGGAATGGCGCGCGACTATGGAAAAGCAAGCAATATTATATACAACCCGTTAGAAGCCGCGAAGAATCGCCGTTCCTCTGTCCGTGATTACAGGCAGGTTTCCGGGAATGGTGTACGAGACTACAGGAATGCGGTTGTCCAGCCCGAGCAAGAACAAGCACCTGCTGTTACGCCGCAGCTTCCCGACTTCATGCACCCGGCAAATGCGATTAAATCCGTCAGTGTTCAACCTAGTTTCTTGCAGCCGCAAGTTCCTGTTATGAATGTACCGGGACAATTACAACAGTTCGCGAAAACAGCACCTGTACCAGAACTTACAGGTCCGGAAAAGGCGCGTCAACTTCCTATTATCGGACCTGCATTGCGCGGACTTGATGTGCTGCAAAAAGCTACTGAGCCAGCTTCTAAAATAGCGGAACAATTCATTGTTCCGGGCGCAGGTCTAAACAACGTTGGAGCATTCACAGGGGCGGCAGAATCTGCACTAGCTAAATTTGCGCCTAATCTCGCTCCTAAAGCAGGGGAGTTTATTGCGCGTAATGTGTCAAAGATTCCAGGAATTAATATGAGCGCTCCGACAGCAACAAAGGCAGTAACGGGAGCGATAAAAGAAACTGCCGCAGGCATTCCTTTAGGTGCTGGACAGTCATTGGCGGCACATCCTGAGGAAGGACTAAAAGGAGCAGCAGAAAATGCTGCATTTGGCGGTGCAATAGGTGGAACTACAGGTTTCATGGGTCCAGTTGCTAAAGCCATTGCAGACCGCACTGGATTAACAAGCAAACTAGCTGCATTCTTTACACGCAACAGCCGCGTTAATCCAGAAGTCGAACAGGCAACACGCGACGTTTTCGAGAATCACGTTCCGCAAGCAGCGCCGCAACGTCCGCTTGGTGTTTCTACTGGACCTTTACGTAACGCTTCAAACGAACAATACATCAACAAAGTTATGGATACCATTAAGCCTATTGTAACGGAGCGCATGACACCGCCGTTAGAGAATCCAAACGCTCTTGCTAAGTGGTTACAGCCGCACTTAGACACATCTCTTAATCAAATACGCAAACTCCCGTACAATGATATGGTTGAACTTGCGAATGAAGTTAAGAATAACATGAGCATGTATGATGTGGCTGTTAAAGTGGCTAAGCAAAAAGGGTATGACCTAGATAAGATTCTAGCCAATCAAGTTCCGAATATCAGACAGCAAGCAGAACGGTTACGAATGGGCAGAGCCGCGGGTGCAATCGAACCACCTACGCAGAATGTTCGTGTGGGCGTATCTACAGAGTTTGGACAACCGAAAGCAAGGGTGCAAGAGCCATCGTTCAAAGCAAATGAAGAAGTAGCCGCAACATCTTCTGCAACACCGCTTGACCGTCCAATGGTTGACGATGCTACAAAGGTTCGTTCGACTTCGCCAAAAGCTTCTACTACTCCAAGCGATGAAGTTCATTTTGCTGAACGTTTGCGGAAAGATGAAACATTGCCAGAGGAAGTAAGGCAAGAACTGGAACGAAATAAAATCACGGCACCGCGCACAACTAACGAATCCCAACGCGCAGCGGCGGCGAAGATGATCGAAAAGAATGGCATAGACAAAGTGTATAGTGACTTAATGAGTCGGCGTGGTCACTTTAACCCTGTAGAAACAACCGCGGCTCAGATGCTTGCACGTCACTTTAGCGATTCGGGAGATGTACAGCGGGCTATTGATCTTGTCGGTAAGACAGGAAAAGGCGGAAGGGAAATGGGTCAAGCGATACAAGCCCTTACCCAGTGGAATAAACTATCTCAAGAAGGCGCATTGTTAGCCGCTGAGAAGCAATTAAATCGACGTGTAAAAGACGTGGATATGGCGCAGACATTAACACCTGAACAAGCGCAAACGGTCATGGAACCGGCTAAAGGATTAGAGGGAGTTCAAGCCGTAAACCAAATGGCAAGCGATATCGCTAAACTTATCGCAAGCAAAAAGCCTGGCGAAGCGTTAACCGACGCTGAAACGGCATTGCTTAAACGATTCCAAGAGGATAGCAAGAAGGTAAACGAACAGATCAAGCCGTTCCTGCAAGACAAAATCAAGCGAGACGCGGAAACGATTAAAAAAGTAAGGTCTATACAACCACGCGACCGCACACGCGACCAAGTAAAGAACTATCTGCAAGCACAAGCCGACCAAGCTCGGGCAGAATTACGTTCCAAACGTAACATAGGCTTTGCTCAAAAGGTAGGAACACCGGATATCGTCCTTTACTCCAAGATTGCAGCTTCCCATATCGCGAATGGTGCTGTTAAATTCGCTGATTTCGCTGAACAAATGGTGAAAGAGGGCATAACCGACAAACTGCAACTGCTATACACTAATGGCGTTAAGCAATTCCGCAAGGATAACGGCCTTCCGTCCGTTCAAGACTTGGATAGGCTTGTTAATAAGGCGATTAAAGACCGGCAAATGGACGAAGAAACGGCGCACAGTTTACAGGCGCTTGCTTCTGAAATCGGGTTTTATACCGATCAGGCGAAGGTTGAACTTACGCAGGACTTGCAACGGGCCATTAAGAACATAGGAAAATCAACATTAGGCGAGAAAGCCGCATCTATTCACACGCAAGGAATGCTTTTAAACATCCCATCGTTTGGGCGTAACGTTATCGGAACCATCCAACAGTTGACGCTTGAAAAGATGGCGAAAGTTGCTGCTTCCCCGATTGACTGGACGATATCTAAATTAGTTACCGGCGAAAGAACGGTTCATTTATTTTCGAACAATCAAGAAGGGTTTGTACGAAACTTTATGGCCGGTTCTAAATCTTCGTGGAACGGTGTTGATCCCCGCGGAATGCTGGATGCTTATGGACTGCAACCAAACGTGTTTAAGGGCAAGTACAACCCGTTCAAGTACACCGAGAAGCTTCTTAGCGCGTCACTCGGAGGAATAGACGGTTCTGCCTATTATTCAGCGTATGGAGACGTTATGGCGACGTATGCGACGGAACTAGGGAAGAGACAAGGGTTATCCAGCGCGCAGATTAAGGCAAGTCTGCCGGACCTTATGAACCAATTGGATGAACGCGTTCATGGTATAGCGGACGAAGCAGGATTATACGCCAATCTACAGGATGAAACGATTCTTTCAATGATGTCGACGGGGCTTAAAAAGGGACTTAACATGCCGACTAATTTCGCATTTAGAAAAGCGCGTGAATCTGGATTACTACCAGAAAGCATGTCACTGGAAGGATTCGGATTAGGCGACATTGTTCTAAAGTTCGCCAAAACCCCGGCAAACCTGTCATGCGTGGCCTTGATTACAGTCCGCTTGGATTTATGCGTTCATTGGGACAGTTAATCTCACTTATACCGAAACAAGGGCGCGTAAACTTCAACCAACGTAACTTCTCTATGACGCTTGGAAGGGCGATTACAGGAAGTTTAGGACTCACGGGGCTAGGTTATTACCTCGCTAAGAATGGAATCCTTACAGGCGCTTCTAGCGCGGATGCAGACGTTCGTTCGTTGCAGGAACAAAGCGGTCAAGCGCCATACCAAATCAATTGGTCGGCTCTCGGCAGGTTCATTTACAGCGGCCTTGATCCAGAAGCAGCAAAGCCGCAACCAGGAGATCAAATGATGAAATACGATTGGCTCCAACCCGCGGCTATTTCGGTTTCTATGGGCGTTGATGCGGCTTTATATGAGCCTAAAGATAACGAAGGGATGGCTGCGCGTGTAGGACATTCGTTACTGTCCGGTATGCGTAGTGTTCTGGAGAATCCGATGTTGCAAGGCGTTAAAAAGATTTCTGACGCATTCGGCAAACTGAAAACGCAGCAAGATTCATCGGGCTTCACCGATATTGTCAAAGGTGTTCCGGCTTCCTTCATTCCCTCTGTAGCCGGTCAAGTAAGACGCGGTGAGGATAACCTAAAAAGGGAAACACGAGCAGAAGGATTTTGGGAAGGTGCGCTCAACCAGATCAAGAACAAAATACCGGGTATGCAAAATAAACTGCCGGTATCTTACGACTCACTAGGACGCCCTAGAGAATACGTAAAAGGCTCACAAACTGGGTTCATGCAATACTTGAACGCATTAACTAACCCGGCTCAAATGTCTAAGTACGCAGTCAGCCCGGACGCTAAGATTGTGCTGGACTTGATGAATGAAACGAACGATACAAGCGTTCTGCCGCGGGTCGCAGCAAAATCCATTCAAGTTACAGACCCCGAAACGAAGAAGAAAAAGAGCATCACGCTAACGGGCGATCAATACTCTCGCTTGCAGCAGGACGTTGGAACCCGTGTGAGAGAGGAAATCATGAAAGCACAAGAGTATTTCGCCAACCCGAATGTATCGAGTGAGCATAAGATTAAGCGAATGACTACGATTCTGACCAAGCAAGGGACGAAGGCGAGGAATACAATGAAGGATGAACTGGGGTACAAAAAATGATTGAAATGCTACCCGATAAAAACAGTATCTTCGAGGACCAAGCCTTGCGCTTGGTTCTTTCTTTTTGCGGGCAATCCGTAAAAGATAGTTTGTTATATGAAGGCAAGGCGGTGTACCCAATTGGTGGACTTTCTGGAAGTGGTACATCAGTTTCTGACGGAAGGCATAACTTGGTCCTCAGCGGTTGCGATAATCCTGGCAATCGTCAAGCTGAGGGATTCAGCGCATAAGCGCAAAGTCAACGAACAAACAGCGCGGGATATTGCAATGATAAAGGAGCATTTGGGATGCCATGTGAGTACATTAGGCAACGTTTCAGCCTATGGAGCGACGAAAAACGAAAGGCCGTTCTTATCGCGCTTGGTGGGGCGGTTTCGTGCCGCTATTGTAAAACAGTTCACTATATGGAGGATGATAAAAATGAACAACAACATTAACTGGGTAACGCTTATTGTGGCACTCTTAGGAGCCGCTAAAATCGTGCTGGAGGCGTTCGGCATCGATATCATAACCGACGATGTAATCAACCAAGCATCGAACGCCGTGGCCGCTATAGTGGCTATCGTCGGGGTATTGATTTCACACCGTAAACCAAATAAGGAGGCTGTAAACAATGTCGCAAACAATGACACTTACGACTATTCGGGGATTGACGCTGAGCGAGAAAGCGCAGGGTAAACCAATTATCGACATTACCGATCAACTTCCAAAGCATCCGGTAAGGCGGTGGGGACCGCGTAAAGAATCCGATATTACGCGAATCGTTGTTCATCACATGGCTTCTGAGGCTCCGTTGGTGAACCAGGCGAAGTATCACATCAGTCATCACGACTGGCCGGGTATTGCCTATCATTTGTGCATCGTAAAGGGGCAGATTTACCAAACGAATGACCTGCTAAGCCTAACCTCTCACGCACTTGGCGCTAATCCGTCCGGCGTAGGCATTGCAGTACTTGGCGACCTGTCCAAGCGCAACATGACCGACGAGGAACGCAACGCGCTGTACGGAGCCATTATAACGGTTCACGATATGTTCCCGAATGCGAAAATACAGGGGCATAACGAAGCGTCGTGGGAGACAGCCAAACACGCCACATCCTGCCCGTGTACCGATATGAATCGGATTCGGGATGATGTGACGCAAATCGAATTGAAGTGGAAGCAAGAGCAATCACCTGCGGCGCAGGATGAAACGGCCTACCGGATCGCCAATGAAATCATGTGGGTTTACAATCTCTCGAGAGGGAAAGGTCCGAACGGAGAGGCTGCGACGGATGAAAATATCGCATGGGCAAAGCGGAGACTGCTGCAGTTGGAGCCGGAAATGCGGAAATTGGGATTCTTGAAGTAGGGAAAAGGCTTACTCTAATGAGTAGGCCTTTTTTTTATTTCCTTTAACATTATCAACAGTTTATACACAGGTTCGAGAATTAAATGATATATAAACTATCAAATACGGGTTCCCTTACATGATAAAATGTATATCATTTAGTTGAAATTAACCTCTTTGATGTAAAAAGGGAGGCCTTGACGCTTCTTTGATAATTCTTGGCCGGTTTCGACCTCACATTCAAAAATGATGTTTTCAAAGATCGTTTGCATCGTTTCCTTTTTAGCGAGATCGTCCAGGACTTCCCAATACTCCGGAAGGTCGAACATAATATTCATAAAGTCCGAGTTTAGTCCTATGTCCTTCGCCTTTAATCCCTCAATCTGCTCCGACATGATTCGTTCTTTTTCGTCTTCTTCCCTTTTGCGCTCCCGAAAGTCCTTTTCACTCATAAGGTCCTCGGCAAACATGTACTGCCATTTTTTGCGCCGTTCCGTTACCGCGCGTAATTCTTTATGGAGCGCTTCGATTTCAGATTGAAAGTCGGTTTGCTCTTGTTCCATCTGTTCAGCAGCTGCAGCTATTTCCTCGCTACTGATGCGAATACCCTTGATGTATTCCATGATCTGCTTCTCGGCCAAGCTCTGACGCAGTAGAGGCATGTTACAGCCTTTCTGCATCGACCGGCCTGAACATATATAGTTTATGATTCCCGGCGTGGTGGTGCCGTCTTTCTTCTTATTACGATATGGCCGGCCTATCATCGTACTACCGCACCTGGCACAGCGGATAACACCGGCAAACCAATATTCTCGAACCTTGGAGAACCCATAAAATTGACGTTTCTTCATCCTCGCCGTATGCTCCTCATATTCTTCCCATGTGAATATAGTGGGAAAGCCGCTATCCGACCAAATGACTTCAACGCGTTCTTCTTTCTTTCTGGTGGCATACTTTCCGTTTCTCTTCTTGGTGCCATATCGCATTTTCCCGGCGTATATAGGGTTGTCGAGTATATACCACACCGTTTGAGCAGACCAAGCGAATCCTCGCCGTGAATATCCCAATGTGTTCAGCTTCCGGGACGTTGCGCCGAATCCATCGCCCTCCATGTAAAACTTCCGTAATTCCTGCAGCACCTTTGCTTCTTCCGGAACGATGTGCATCTGTTCACCATCCCATTTGAAACCATAGGGAACCGGTCCGCCATGCCATTTGCCTTCACGTACAAGCTGCTCCATACCGAAGCGGACACGCTCTGCCAGATTGGAACGCTCAAACTCCGCCAAGGCCGCGACGAGTGTTATAAATAGCTTCCCCGTGGCGGTGGTTGTATCGTAAATCTCCGACACAGACTTAAACTTCACGTTATACATTTCAAACGTCTCTAGGAGCTTGTACAGATCGACAACGGAACGGGTGATACGGTCAAGCTTATAGACCAGTACAACGTCAAACAGGCGGTTCTGAGCGTCACCCAAGAGGCGTTGAAGTTCCGGTCGGTTCATATCTTTGGCAGATTCACCTTCCTCTACATAGATGGTCACAAGCTCCCATCCGTCCTGAGACTTGCAATAGCTTATGAGTCGTTCCTTTTGAGCTTCTATGGAATATCCTTCTTGAACCTGCATGTCTGTACTTACCCGAACATATCCAGCTATCCGCATTATGTTCCTCCATTGATGATGAATGATAAATCAATTATAGGCTTGTCTATATAAATAAAAAACCCCCAATGGATGGGGGCATATATCTATTTTCCATGCTTGTTTTTTTTTCGATTATTGACAAATAACTCAGTTTCAGAAGATAGCATTGGAATATCCTCTAAAACACTTAATAATTTTACTTCTATTTCTTCGAGTTTTTCTATCCTCCAATCAATTGCTTTGTGTATATAAGTTTTGTAGTCTTCGATATCAACAAACTCATCAGGAAGTGTAACTAATTCTGGTGTGTTAATGACCTCGTCGCGTTTTTCGTATAACCGCTTTACAACTTCCTGGATATCACGATATGTATTCCACATACCGAGAACGTTAATGGG